ATTTTAATAGGCTCTAGCTTCCCCGTCTTAGGATTCAATTCTTCTGCAACGGAAGATCCAACAGCTTTAGCCTTCGCCTTAGCCGTAGCTAGATCAGTATAAAGAAACTTAACATCATCTCTACCTCCTGTCTTGCTTGATCCTCCAGAATGATGTATACCATCTGCTTTCATAAACTCAACCAAAGGTCTAGTTGATTCTATTTCCCTCATAACCCACTGTTCAAAAGGGGCTACATTCCCTGCCTCTGCCTCAACAAGAAGATTTAGCATTTCTCCTTGCACATCTTCATCGAACGCTTGCAAGAGATCGCGCCCTGCTTCAGGATCTTGGAATCTCTCTTCTCGGATTGATCTAAGAACATGCCCTTTATCCTTGATAGTCTTCATTAACTGTGCCACAGCTTCCTTGTTAGCTTTTTTTCTATCTATATCATTTTTAATATGTTGATTTGCAAAAACACTCGTAGAGAAAGATAAAACCTGTTCATAAAAAGTTCCTAGAACAGCATTTTTTGAATGCTGATCAACACCATCTCCTACAAATTTTTTCATATCCTCTTCGCTCTTATTACATTGTTTGTATACCTCTTTTAATGCAAACTTTTGAAGTGCATTTTGTTGGCTGAGAACAAGCCCCTGTGTTGGATTTCCTTTATAGTCTCTCTCCTTTGAGAAAATAACAAGTTGGTCATTATAAATACCAACACTTTTCATAACTTGTTTACAGCGTGTACCATCTTCCTTATAGTTATTAGTTAAAAAGGAAACAAGAATTCCGTGGTTCTCTGCAATCTCTCTAATAACTCCTGGATTAAACGCCTCTTCAGGTGTGGTTGTTTGAAAGGTTAAGGAATCACTTTCTGGATCCTCCTCTCCTACCATTTCTCCTACTTGAACAGGCTGCCTCATAGTGGCAAGCTTATACTCCAACCCCATATGCATATCCCCTGCAACAAAGTAAGTATCACTACGCTGACAAAATCTATTTAATTGTTTAAGATTCTGGGGAACCCTGCCCTTCCAAGGATATCCCTGGTTAGCGCAAAACTTATCTACTATGTCTTTTTGTTTTGTAAGAGACTGAAGGGTTGCAGGATCGACTGGGATTCCCTCCTGCTCAAAAAAACCACCTATAGTTTTCCGTTGTGCTGCTGCCAATTCTTCGGCTTGTAGTATTGCATCATTAGCCTTTTCTCCTGGAGTTTGTTCTGTCTCTTCCCCACTCATAGCAGCATATAACTTATCCAACATCTCTTGTTGTACGGGTCCTTGAATGGGTTCATCTTTTGCATTTTTAGTAGCTAACTGACCCTCAGCATCCAAAATAGTTATATTGCTATGCCCTTGCTGTACAGAAACTGTTCCCGTAGCACTTTTTCTATAAGTAAAATCACTTAACTTTGGGTATTCCGCTGCATTTATAGGAGACTTCTCTGCTGGAGCATCACTTAATATGCCTGCCAATTCTGTCCATGCGTCCTCGTCCCCCGCTTCACTAATATATTGTAACTTAAAAGTTCTTTTTTTAAGCTTAGTAAAGCTGTCTAGTAGCTCGGTAAAGTAATCCATACTGTATAATAGAGAGAAGCGAAAGAGGTCCAGTCTAAAAAATAAGCTTAGACTGGACCTTTTAAAAACAAAACTAATTAAGAATCAAGGATTCGAATAGTTGTAAGAGTTCATGAAATCATACTTGAAGGTCACATCTAAAGTGTGGAAATCATTAGTAGTATAATTAAATTCAGCCGCAGCCCACTTAGTAGGATACACACCATAAAGCTCTATAGCAGAGTGAGGGGTCATGGTGTTATCAAGCATTACAATCTCTACCTTATCAGCTTTGAAAGTTGATCCAGCTTGGCCTCCAGGCTGTGCGTTCTTCGTCATTTCTCCCGTGATGGGATCATAAGTAGCTTTGAAGTATCTCCAAAGATCACTAGCAGTTTCTCTAAGGTAAAGGTTATCAAAGGTAATAACCAAATCACCAGGAGTAACTTTACCAGGGTAGTAAACTTTATCGTTCACACGATCAACTGGGATAGCTTCTGAAGCCATTTCAATTCCACCAATCTTTTTAGCAGCAAGAGTTAAATCATTTTGGTTGGTTATGTCACCTGGAAGACCAGTGAAATGAACCTCAAATTGATATGCTCTTACTGAATCAAGATCAGTAGAGATAGTCGGAAGACCCTGACCAGGGGTGAAGTTTCTATCATACTTATTTTTGTAATATGAAGTTGCCATTAATTATTTCTCCTAAAGGGTTCCTAAGTCTGCCGATTGATTGGTCAGATTGATTTCGAAGATAAGGATTTCTGCGGTCTTGGTAGGCTTAATGATTACCTTAGTCCAAAGCTCGTTTCTATCAATCCTTACTGGAGTGTTTACAGTATTGTCGCAAACAACTCGGAATTCAGTAATTCCTCTGCGTCTACGGATATCGTCAAGGAAGGGGTTAAGCAATCCTTCAATCTGTGACCAAGTGAATTCATCATTAGGCTCAAAGACAAACCTCTGAGCAGCAAGAAGGATAACCTTTCTCACATAGATCATGAGCCTACGCACATTAATTCTATCAAGAGCCGTGGGGCTTCTTTGTGTGGTTCTCTGTCCCCAAATCGTAATCCCTTGTTGCGGGAAGTTAACAATCGGGTTAACCACATTGCCACCACTATACATCGTGTCTCTATCGCCTTGGCTCAATTTGACTTCCACCTCCGTAGGCTTAGTCAGTCTCCCTCTACGGAAACCAGCAGGAGCAAACCAGCTATCAGCAATTGCGTCCGTAAAAGCCATCTGCCTTGCAGCAAAGATAGCAGGATCGAACCAACGATCTTTAGCATCAAAGACGCTGAACACTTTTACCCAAGGCCAGTGAACAGCAGCATAAGAACTATTAATCGGAGAGGTCCTAGAGCCAGCAGTACTAGACGATTTACCGTTAGACCAGTCAATTGCATCTTGCGTAGTTCCAATCCCATAAGGAGGAGCAACAAGAGCAATAAAGTTTTGAGTGCTTTCTGCTAAAGTAATAAGAGCATTTTGTACAGCTTGAGTAGCTATTCCAGGAACAAGAGCAATTCCAATATTCAGAACTTCATCATCCAGAGACTGCATTCCAGTCTTCGGCTCAAGAGCAGTGCTGCCTATAAGGGCTGTGGAGTTGGCAGCAGTAGTTCCTGTTCCATTATCTCCACCAGCCATATCCAAGGCAGCAGTTGGAACCAGCTTATTCCATCTAGCACCATCAGTTTGTGTGGTAGTTGTATGTACAGTAGATCCTCCTGCACCAGTGGGGTTCCCTACTGGGTCTAGCCATTGAGTAGTTGTGGCAAAGCTTGTAGTACCCATAAGAGTTGAAAGCTTATCAGCGAAGTTGGTCAGCTTAGTAGCTGTAGCATCTGCATTGTCTGCGACCAAGTTTCCTTTGATAATATCAGAAGTTGTATTAGTCTCACCAGTATTGATAGTATCTTCAATAAACGCACCAGAACCAACTAAGCTACATTTAAAGCTTTCAGCCGTAGTTCCGTTTTGATTAATATTAACATTAAAGTTTTGGCTACCTAAGACTTCAACTGTAATAGAGTTTCCGCTCGTATCTCCATTAGTTTTTGCTCCACCATTATACCCTGCTCCAGGATGCAAAGACTCAATTGAGTAAGCAGCAGAGTTGGTGCCTGTATCCAGGAAAGAAGCACCATAAACTCTGACAGCAGAGGCTAAAACACCTTCTCCAAGCTGTCCAGAAGCTCCATAGGTAGCGGTATGAGAATCAGCGGCACTTACAGGAGAAAGAGCAGAGGCACCATTAGCCTCACTAAAAGTAGTTCCACTACAAGCCGAAACACTGATAGATGCACCAGAACCAGCATAGGCACCCACAATAGCTCCAGACAAGCCTAAACCCTTTGCATCGGTCCCAACAACAGAACCACCATCAAAAACACCAACCTTGTCAGCATCAATACCACCACCAATAATCTTTCTTAAAGCTTCCGCTTGGCTATCAGCAGTTCCAGCAGCAATAGAGAAGTCTTTTCCAGCATCACTATTATCAGTATATTGTGCGACTCCTGCATTATCATAAACTTGAACCCGCAGGGTAAGAGCCCGCTTGACACCCCACCCCTCGGTCACATCAGCATTACCTGACACAATCACAGAAGGACAGGAGCCCATACTCATGAGAGCAGAAGCATCAGCAGCATCACTAGTCGCTGCTCTAATATAATACATGCTGTTCGTTTGTTCCAGAATCTCTAACGAACCTTCAAGACCTTGACCAGGAATATCCTCACTAGGTTCACCAAAGGTGTTAATAAGACTATTTTGGCTAGTAATTAAGGTTGCTTTGTTCGTAGGACCTTTGCTTGCAAAGCCTACAATACCAACAACTGAGGAATTGATGGAAGGGGTATAATCAGAAATATCTTTTTCAATGGTGTAAACACCAGGACTTACATAGTTTGCCATTTGTTGTTCTCCTAAGCGTTAGAAATCTTAAAAATTCTCCGTCTATGAAGCGTTCTAATTTGTTCCGTAATATAGTTTTCAGGAACCACAATACTCTCACCAGCCTTCATCCACTTCTCCATACACCCTTTCTCGGTGCTAAAAAAAACAGTAAATGCTTGAAGGCTATCATTTTTTACAACTTTCATAATTTTTTGTCTCCTTATTATCTACCCACCCAATATCTTTTTTTTGAGAACTTTTTTTGAGTAACCTTTAAGTGTTACAG